CATTAGTTAGAAGAATGATTCCGTATGCTGATTTGATTCAGATGACACATTTAAAGCTGCAACAAGTTATTGCTCGTACAGTATCAGATGGTGTGTATATAGATGCAGATGGTTTAAATGAGGTAGACCTAGGAACAGGCGCAGCATATAATCCTGAAGATGCTCTTAGATTATACTTTCAAACCGGTAGTGTAATTGGTAGAAGTTACACACAAGATGGTGAATACAATCAAGGCAAGGTCCCAATACAGCAGCTAACAAGCAATTCAGGTGCTTCTAAGGCACAAATGCTTATAGGGAATCTAAACCACTATTTAGACATGATTCGCGCTGTAACAGGCTTAAATGAAGCGAGAGATGGCACATTACCTAATTCTGATGCGCTAGTCGGAATACAAAAATTAGCAGCACTTAATTCTAATACCGCTACTCGTCATATATTAGATGGAAGTCTTTACATATATAGAACGTTGGCTGAGGCTTTAACTTACAGGGTAGCGGATATTTTAGAATATTCTGATTTTAAAGATGATTTTATAAATAAAATAGGAAGGTATAATGTAAATATATTAAATGAAATTTCTGATTTATATATTTATGACTTTGGTGTGTTTATAGAATTGTCCCCAGACGAAGAACAAAAAGCAATACTTGAACAAAACATTCAAATGGCTTTATCTAAACAAGATATAAATTTAGAAGATGCTATTGATATTAGAGAAATAAGAAATCTTAAAATAGCAAACCAATTACTTAAGGTAAAACGTAGAGCTAAAGAAGAGGCTGACCAACAAAGAGAAATGCAAAAACAACAAGTCGTTAGTCAGCAACAAATGCAGTCACAGCAAATGGCCGCACAAGTAGCAATGCAAAAAATTGAATTAGAAAATCAAGCTAAAATTCAATATAGACAAGCAGACGTTGCTTTTGAAATTGAAAAACAAAAAGCAGAAGCAGCTTTAAAAGCTGACCTAATGCAGTTAGAGTTTAATTACAATTTACAGATTCAAGGAATGACGCAATCTCAATTGTCTAAAAGAGAAACTGATAAAGAACAAGCGAAAAGTGACAGGATTAGTCAACAAAACACTCAGCAATCTGAGTTAATTACTCAAAGAAAAAATAATTTACCTCCTAAAACTTTTGAATCAAATGAAGATTCTTTAGATGGTTTTGACTTAGCTGAATTTAATCCTAAATAATATGTTTAAATTTTACGTAACTTTGTAATCAAATCAAATCAAATCAAATGGATATTAAAGTAAGAGAAGTCGAGGCTGAAGAAAAATCGTCTCAAGAAATAGAACAAGAACTCCTTGATAAACATGAGGAGAAGTTTCAGTCAGACACTGAACAAGAATCAATGCAAGTTAAGGCTGTAGAGCCCGAAGCAGAAGTTGAGGTTAAAGAAGATAATACACAGGAAGAGTCTCCTGTTGAAGAGGTAGTTGAAGAACAACCTCCACAAGTAGAAACTCCGCCTGAATTAAATGAAGACGAAGTTCTTTCATATATTGGAAAAAGATACGGTAAGGAAATTAATTCTATAGATGAATTAGTTAGCGCACGTCAAGAAAGCGAACCGCTTCCCGAAGACGTTGCAGCTTACCTAAAGTATAAAAAAGAAACTGGACGTGGTTTTAATGATTTTGCAAAATTGCAAAAAGATTATTCTGATTTAAGTCCAGATGCTTTGCTACGTGAATATTATACGATAACTGAAGAAGGGTTAGACCCAGATGATATAAATGATATGTTAGATGAGTTTACCATAGATGAAGAAATTCATGAATCATCAGATATTAAAAAATTAAAACTAGCAAAGAAAAAAGAGATTGCTAAAGCTAAAAAGTTTTTGCGTGAACAACAGGAACAATACAAACAGCCCCTTGAGTCAAGGGAAAGTTCTGCCACTGAAAGTAACGATGAAATAATACAGTATAGGCAATATTTAGAAACAGCACAAGCTACTCAAAACGAAGATTTAAAAAAATCTCAATGGTTTGAGAAGAAAACAAATGAAGTTTTAAATCCTGAATTTAAAGGTTTTAAATTTAACATAGGTGAAACTGATTATGTTTATTCTGCTGGTAGCTCTTCTGATATAAAAAAAGCTCATGAAACACCTTTAAACTTAGTTAATAAGTTTATAGACAATAATGGGTATATAATAGATGCAGAAGGTTATCACAAAGCTTTAGCTGTTGCAATGAATCCAGATGCTTTTGCTAAGTTCTTTTTTGAACAAGGCAAATCGCAAGCAACTGATGATGTAATGCGTAAGACTAAAAATATAGACATGTCTGAACGTAATGCTCCTCAATCTGCTGCAAAATCAGGATTTCAAGTGAAAGCAGTTTCTCAGCCTTCAAGCAAAGGACTGCGAATAAAGAGTATTAAAAAAACGTAATAATAATTTAAAATAATATAACATGGCAGGACAAGTAAAATCAACGCCAACTTTCGCGTTGACACCGAGTTCAGAAAGAACTCCAACAGCCCAAAACTATATTGTAAATTTTGATTTCTTAAATCAGTATCTACCAGATACGTATGAAAAAGAATTTGAAAGATACGGTAATAGAACGATTTCTTCATTCCTTAGAATGGTAGGAGCGGAAATGCCTACAAACTCAGACCTTATCAAATGGGCTGAACAAGGTAGGTTACACACGAAATATACAGAAGTAGGTACAGCTGCAGCACAAGCTGCTGACCAAGCTGTATTTCAAGTTAACAATGTGTTAGACCCAACAGCTGCTGAGCAAGTAATCAGAGTAGGACAAACTATTGTAGTTGTTCAAAACGATGGTTGAGGTATGAACAAAGCAGTAGTAAGTGCAGTAAACAATGCCGGTGGTGGTAGAGGACAGTTCACAGCTGACTTTTACGAAGCAGGTGGTTTAGTAACTGCAGGTACTGGAGCAGGTAATGCAGACGTTACAGTATTTATTTACGGTTCAGAATTTAAAAAAGGAACAGCAGGTATGGTAGGTTCATTAGAAGCTAATGACTTTATCTTCGATAACAAACCAATCATTATTAAAGATACGTATAACGTAGCTGGTTCTGATATGGCTCAAATCGGATGGGTAGAAGTTACTACTGAAGATGGTGCTACTGGTTACCTTTGGTACTTAAAATCTGAGCACGAAACAAGATTAAGATTCGATGACTTTTTAGAAACAGCCATGATTGAAGCTGTACCTGCTGAGCAAAACTCAGGTGCTGCTGCTATCTTAGGTAGCGCCAAAGCGGCTGCTGACCCAGGAGCTGGTTCTGATGGAATCTTCTATGCAGTTTCTCAAAGAGGAAACATCTGGGATGGTGGTAATCCAACTACTCTAGCAGATTTTGATTCTATCATTAGTAGATTAGATAAGCAAGGAGCTATTGAAGAAAATGTGATTTTCGCAAACAGACAATTCATTTTTGATATGGACGATATGTTAGCTGCTCAAAACTCTTATGGAGCGGGTGGGACTTCTTACGGTCTTTTTGACAATGACGAAGAAATGGCATTGAACTTAGGATTCTCTGGATTTAGAAGAGGATACGATTTCTATAAGACTGATTGGAAATACTTAAACGACCCTACAATGAGAGGTGGTTTACCATCAGGTGCAGGTTCAGGTAAAATCAATGGACTATTAGTTCCAGCTGGTTCTACAAGTGTTTATGACCAAATTCTTGGTAAAAACGCTAAGAGACCTTTCTTACATGTTAGATATAGAGCTTCAGAAACTGAAGACAGAAGATATAAAACGTGGATTACTGGTTCTGCCGGTGGTGCTGCAACGAATGATATCGATAACATGCAAGTAAACTTCTTGTCTGAGAGAGCTGTATGTACTTTAGGTGCAAACAACTTCTTCTTATTCCAAGACTAATAATTAAATATTAGGGGCGTAGCAATGCGCCACTTTTTTAAAATCAAATTAAATTAAATCAAATGAAAAAAGAAATTCAAAGTCCCAAAGCGGGCATAGTAAAAACTACACCAAAAAAATCTACAGCAAAGTTTGTAGATAAACAATATAAACTTACAAGAGAAACAGCTCCTTTATCTTTGATATTAGCATCAAGGCATACTACAAGGTTTCTCTTCTT